AGATACACGGTATCGAACTGGTCATTGCTATTCCACATAATATTATTGGTCCTCGCCAGAAATATGACGATCCTTTTAGAAATGTGGCAAGTATTATGATTAATTTGATGTTACAAGGACGTCAACCCATCATCTATGCAGATGGTTCACAAACCAGATGTTTTTCCGATATATCGGATGATGTTGATTGCCTTGTTGAATTCGCTGAGAATCCTAAAGCGGTTGGAGAAATATTCAATATTGGACCTGATGAAAATCCGGTAACCATTTTAGAGTTGGCTCAAGTTGTTGCCAAGCTGTTGAATTTTGAACTGAATCCAGTATTCATGCCAGGTCGACCACAAGAAGTAAAACACGCCAATTGCTCAGCCGATAAAATCAGATATTTCTTTGGTTATAAAACAAAAATCACATTGGAACAATCACTACAAAAACAAATTGATTATATAAAATCAAGAGGAACAAGACCTTTTGAGTATCACCTACCACTGGAAATTATCTCGGAGAAAACTCCTAAAACTTGGACACAAAAATTGTTTTAAATCCAACAATCCGACAGCGTATATATCGAATCGAACATCCTTAAAGTTTGACCGCCAGGATTTAAATGTTGTATAAATAAGCAAACCGGCAACCATAGTGTGTTGCAAATCTAGAAAGAAAACCAATGTTATCATTTAAATCATTCTTAACTGAAGAAACCTCCGAAGGATCGGAACTTAAACATATACACCATGCCGAAGATAGGCCATTGATGCACGGCCATGCAGGTTTTGAACATGCACATGCGGCTTTAATGACCGCTCATGCTCATATGACCGGAGGCCACAAAAACACCAACCTAACAATGAAATATGATGGTTCACCATCTATTGTTTTTGGCCACCATCCTAAGAATGGTAAATTCTTTGTTGCAACCAAATCTGCGTTCAATAAAACTCCAAAGATTAACCATACAGAAAAAGACATTGATAAAAATCATGGCCACGCTCCAGGTTTAGCAAAAACACTCAAACACGCTTTGAAACATTTACCTAAAGTAACACCTAAACATGGTGTATACCAAGGTGATTTGATGCACCACGCCGACACAAAGACATTACATGAAGGTTACATTGTTGAAGCCAAAGGTGATGTTTCTTTTACTCCAAATACAATCACTTATACCGCCAAAGGTAAAGAAGCCGCCAAGATTAAAAAGTCTAAAGTTGGTGTTGTTGTTCACCACCAATATAGTGATGACATGAAACACGCTTCACCTCACGTTGATACAAGCAAATTCAAAGAACATCCAGATGTACACATTCATGGTGCTGAACATGATACAAGTAAAGTTAAACATTCAGCTGAGAATGAGAAACACTTTCAAAAACATATGGCAGCTGCCAAAGAAATCCACGACACACATGGCCACAAGATGTATGATTCTATACACAAAAAGCATAGCGGAGAATCTGGCCACCTATCGACATACATAAACAAGACAGTACGGCACGATGAAGTACCAAGTGTTAAAGGATTCAAAGAACATCTGCATGACACTCACGCAAAACAAGCCGCCAAAGTTACTACTGAAAAATCCAAATCTGAAAAGACAAAAGAGGGTGCTTCACAGATTGCTCACGTAGAAAAACATAAAGCACATTATGGAAATTTATTATCGATGCATCATCATTTACATCAAGCCAAAAATGCTTTGGTGAAATCATTAGAAACACATGAAGGTCATTATGAACACCACATTGCTGGTAAAAAATCAAAACCAGAAGGATTCGTGGTACACCATGATAGCCAACCAACCAAATTGGTTAACCGTGCAGAATTTGCTAAACAAAATTTGTTAAAAGTTCGTAAATGAAATCATTTTTAGATTTAGTCCAAGAATCTGAATCATCACAAAAACATCATGTGATGACCTTTGGTCGCATGAACCCTCCTACAACAGGTCATCTTAAACTTATCCATAAAGTTAAAGATGTTGCTGACAAACAAAATGCTGGACACACCGTTATAGTTTCTCATTCACAAGATTCCAAAAAGAATCCACTATCAGGTGAACAAAAATTAAAACACCTAAAGCGTTATGCTCCAGACACCAATCTTAAAGCTTCTTCAAAAGAACACCCTTCTATTTTTCATCATGCATCCGACTTACACAAGAAAGGTGTAACACATCTTCATGTTGTAGTTGGTTCGGACCGAGTAAAAGAATTTAAAGATTCTCTACACAAGTATAATGGTGTAAAAGGTAAACACGGTCATTACGATTTTAAAAAGATTACAGTACATTCTGCCGGCCATCGTGATCCTGATGCCGAGGGTTCCACCGGAATGTCAGGCACCAAAATGAGAGAACATGCCAAAAATAAAAACCTTGGAGAATTTAGAAAAGGTGTTCCTGATCATGTGTCAGATAAACATGCTAAAGAACTCATGCATGACACTCGTAAGGGTATGGGTTTACATGAAGCACATAATCATGGCCAATTTAAAGCCATTTTTGTAACTGGCGGTCCAGGTTCTGGTAAAGATATTGTAATTCGTGAAGCTATTGCAGAGTCCAAAATCGTAGAGTTGAATTTTGTTCAAGCTAGAGATTACTTGAGTGATAAACAAAAACTATCAGAAAAATCAAGTGATTTCCGTAGAGAAGCTATTCGTAGAAGGGGTCCATTAATTATTAACGGACCAGCTGATGATGTTGAGAAAATGTCATATATAAAAGAGGAATTGGAAGAATTGGGGTATGACACAATGATGATTTTTGTCAATACCACAAATGAAGTTAGTAAAGAGAGAAACTCAGCATTGTCCAGAATGATGGTGGAGTCTGTACGGTATGACAAATGGATGAAATGTCAAGAAAATACTAAATATTTCAGAGAATCGTTTGTTGATTTTATTGGTTTTGATAATACCGGTGATATAGATACCAAAGAAGAGGATATTACAGAGGTATATCAATTTACTAAACAATTCTTAGATGCTGGCAATATTAGTGATATCGCTAGTGATTGGAAAAATAGAAATATTTCATTATTTAAGGAAGAAAAAAATGTTAAAAGCACTAATCGATTTTATAAAATTAAAACCACGCCAGAACTCCGAGCAAGCGGACTCGACAGTATCCCAGCCGACAATCGAGCCAGCGAACCCAACGCAGACGACATCAAGTGGAACGCAAACAGAAGAGGTGGCAGCTACAACTTCCGTACCTACACCGAAGCCCAAAAGCCCGTCCTCAAAATCTCACCAGTCCCAAAAGAAACCAACTTCTCCAAGGACAAAGAAAAAGTAAACAAAAAACGGTTTACCGACATACAGTCGGTAAGCCAAAGAATTAGAAATGTGACCGGAATAGGTCCAGAATACGATACACGCCAGCAGGGAACAGTATATCCTATGTCAGGTCTTGGCGATGTAACATATAGAGAACAAAAACAATTTAGTAAGTTTAGAAAAGTATTAGAAGCAATAGATGACCCTGGTGCCAACGATATGGGTGTTGGTGGTACACTTGGTGGTGCTTCAAATAAAGAGCCTATGGTTACTCCATCCGATAACCAATCTCAAACAATTACAATTAAGAAGAAGAAAAACAACGGAGAAAAAAATGTTTACAAAAAATAATGTAAGCCAATCTTTAGTGGATGCAGTTAAAAATATTATTGATGAAGCTGGTCCAATTAAAGAACCTACCGCCACAGGCGTGAAGGTGTATGGTCGTAGTTATGGCAATTCTGCAAAAGCTAAACAAGACCAAACAAAATCTTCCGTTGATGATCTCAAAGGTCCTAAAGCAAAAGAGTTGTTGCAGAAAGATAAAGAAGATCACATGAAAACAAAAGGTAGGTATGATGAAGAATTAAAAGGTGACCAGCACAAAATTGATGCCAATAAAAATAAAAAAATTGATGCACATGATTTCGCTATTCTCCGTGGTAAAAAGAAAGTTGCAGAAGAACTCAAGGGTGACCAACACAAGATTGATGCAAATAAAAATAATAAAGTTGACGCACACGATTTTGCTATTCTCCGTGGCAAAAAGAAAGTCAAAGAGGATATGCATTTTGCAAAGAAGTTAATTGAAGGTATCAAACGTTCTGATGTTCCAGCTTATGTTCGTAAAGCTCGTGGTGATGCACCGTTAACACCGGCTGAAGTAAAATCTGGTTCAAAAGATTCTATCTCTGATCCAAAGAATCTTGCTAAAGCTCGTAACGAAGAAGTAGAATCATTGGATGAAAAAAATGTGCCAACAAGTCCAGAGAAGTGGGCTCAAGCAAAGGCACAAGCTAAAGCTAAATTTGATGTATATCCTTCCGCATATGCAAATGGTTGGGCTTCAAAGAAATACAAATCAATGGGTGGTGGTTGGAAAACTGCAAATGAAGAAGTTGAAGAATTGGATGAATTAGATGAAAAGAAAATGACTGATGACGACATGAAAGAAAGAGAACGTATCGTCAAAGGCATGAAAAAAGGTTTGGCAGGTTTCAAATCACGTTATGGTGCTCGTGCCAAAGATGTAATGTATGCAACCGCTACAAAACAAGCAATGAAAGAAGCTGCTGAAGATTCTTCTGCCATAACAACCGACACATTAATTGGTCGTATGCCTGGTGGTAAATCAAATGATTTTAAATCTTATAAAATAAGAGTTAGGCCTTTGGATAAAGAAGGTGAACATCAACCAAAAGATGCCACACCTATAGCAATACAACCAGATGATACACCAGCAAGAAAATCACATGAAAGCAAGCAATCACTCAAACTTAAAGAAGGTAAACGTCCAGAAACGGATGATGCACCTCCATTTGAGGGACCTTACACAAAGATTCCAAGTAATGTCAAGGATAAATCTGGTGCAATTCATACACCAATGTCCAGAGCAAGAAATTTGGCCCAAGCTGCAATGAAAAAACTTAAAACGGAAATGATGGGCAAACTAGGAACATCCGAGAGCAAAAAATGATAGAAAATAATAAAATCAACGAAGCCAGCGAACAACAGCTTCTAAGTGTATATTTAAATTCTAGAGGAATTAATCCTAAATTTGTTACAACGGATACGAAAATTTCTCATGCAAAATCTGCTGAATTTGCAAAATGGAAAGTAGACCACCAAAATGATAAGCAATTTACTGAAGAAGAAATTAAAGAAAATGATACTTCTGAAAAAGAAGAAATGGTGCAGGCACAATTACATTTTATCAAATATGCATGTGAAGAAATTTTAGATTACATTGATAAAGGTGGAGAAGTAGAAGAATGGTATCAAGTTAAAATTGCTAAATCGTTTAGTGAATTTGAAAGTTTACATTCTTTTATGGAAGGTGAAGCTCGCCGCTTAGGTTTAAAAGAAGAATCGGAACAAATCGATGAGTTGGCACCAGAAACATTGGCATCTTATGTTCTTAAAACAACCAGTAAAGACCCAAAGCGTGCTGAACCTCGCAAAAAGGCAATGAGCAAGTTAGCTAAAATTATGGCTAAACGGTCATTTTCTGAAGAAAAAAAAACAAAAATGACAGCGTTAGATAAGTTTCGTGCATCTGCAGCAGAACGTGCAAAGAAGCATGATGATGCTGAAAAAGAAATGAAAGCTCGCCATGCCGCTGGTAAAGAAGATATGAAAGGTTCTATTGACCGTTTAGAAAAACAATTGAATAAAGAAGAAACAGAACAGATTGATGAACTCAAAAAGTCTACAGTATTCTCTTGGTTAAAACAACAACCAGTTGTACCTGAGAAAAAACCAGGTATGAGTAGAAAAGATCACAATAAAAAAATTAAATCTCACAGCAAAAGTTGGAATAGAGCTTTAGACCGTTTAGCTGGTTATAAGCCAACATCTGAAGAAACTGAAGATGTGTCGGAAGTTTTTTCCACAGGAGTTCAAGGTCATGTATCTCAAGCTGCTTTAGATTCAATCAAAAATAAAAGAAATGTTAAAGTAAATTTGGGCACACCAAGTTATAGTCCTAAACCAAAAACTCTGGCCAAGAAACCTTCTAAAAAGGCTTCATTTATATCCAAACTGCTTAATAAAGAAGATACTTGGCAAGATTCATATGCTGCCACACAAACAACTGGTATGGAAATTGTTGATTTGCCAGCCGATGAGAAATACAATAAAAGAAAAGAAATGTCTAAATCAGCTCGTATGATTAAGTCATTATATAAAAATAAAGGCGTAAAAGAAGGTGTTGATGGTCAATCTGGTGGTGGTATCATGTATGACAAAGAAAAAACAGATAAACTCGAAACACCCTATGGTAAAAAACCATCGATGACAAGAGCTGATAAAAAGATGGCCACAGGTGACAAAGAACCACAAGCCGCAGCAGTTTTAACTGGAGGTAAGACTTTAACTGGTCAGGACAGAGATACTCTGGAAATTGATCCTTTGATGAGAAAACCTGGTCCATTAGACCAAAACAAAAAAACGTAAGAGATAAATAACTAACAACCTTCAATTTAAGGAGAAGAAGATGTCCTCATGGGGAAATAACGATAACGCAGCCAATGCACCATATTGGGCTGTAAATTCAACGATTGTGAATGCCGCAGGTGTAAAAAGTATTAATGCAGCTCCAACAGCAGCCAATGTGGCTTTACTGTATGGTAACACTACACCAGATGTTTATACTGTTGGTGAAACAATTGGTCTTTTTGCTGTTGATGCTAACGAAGCCGCAGTTGGCGGAAAAAATTCTGGTTGGGTTTTAAGAACAACTGGATCCGGCGGTCGTGCAAACCGTGTGCAAGAAGAAGTTTTGGTATCTATCTCAAACTTCAATGGCGACAATGAAGATACAACATATCAAGATGCCATCATCACGATTGGTACCAATCCTTCTGCAAACCTTGTTCAATATGGTGGTGGAAGAGTAGCATCGTTTACAGTTGCAGCTTCGATTACATCAGGAAATACTGCAGCTCCATTAACCTTTCAATGGCAGCGTTCTGCAACACTTGGCGGTTCTTATGTCAACGTTTCGAATGGTACACCAGCAAATACAACATATTCTGGTGGAACAACCGCAACATT